ACAAATACAGGAGAAACTAAAATGAAAGCAGAAATGCAAAACCAAAACTACCAATTTAGATTAGTTAATGCAGTAGTTGAATGTGAGATAGATTACCCTCATATTTTTTCAGCTTGGTGTCATAAAACTTATAGATATATAGTTATGAAGCAAGTTGCTGAAAGATATAAAGTGACTATTAAAGATTTAAAAAATTTAACTAAACAATCTTTACTCTTCAATAAAAGATTAGAAAAGGAGTGGGCATAAGCCCACTTCTTCAAAAGGAGAATATAATGATTAAAAAAGAAACAATGACTCAACTTGAAAATCTACTAATCAAACATCTTTGGGAAGATTGTGATTTCCCATCTGGTGTTAGATTTGATTATTCTGTTGTAAGTGGTGGATATCTTGAACCTGCCCAAGTAAAAGGTGCTGAACTTACAGTAGGACAATGGAAGGGTGTTTTTGGATCATTAGTAAAAAAAGAATATATTGAACATCTATATGATCTAAATGACTCTAAAAGATTTCCTGTTTTTGGTTTTACAAAAGCAGGTAGTAAACTTGCCAATAAACTTTCTAAAAGAAGATTTAAAGGCGAAGAAGAAATCAAATTACATCTTTAATACATAATTTACTTATCTGCCATTTCATTATATACAAAATGGAATGGCAGACGCATTCAAAGACAGTTTCAAACAATTTGCTAACAAGAAACAAGGCATCTTAAATAAATTAATAGATAGCCATGAAGAAAGATTACTTGGCACATTAAAAAAATTAGAAGATGATATTATTGCAGAACTAACAAAAACAACATCTGGTGGTGTCAATCTTACAACACAAATAGCAATACAGCTTAGACCAAATCTTAAAAGACTTATTGAACAAAACTTTTTGAAAGAAGCAGATACTATTGTTTCTGAATATGATGAGATAGTAAAAGAATATCAGAAGTTTATAAGACCATTACAAATACCAGACAGTTTCAAAACACTAACTAAACCAGATCTAAAAGTGATTAATGATCTGAAGTTTTTGTCATTCTCTGGATTTGAAGATGTAGCAAACAGATTTTTAGATACAGTTGCCAATGAAGTATATCAATCCTCTGTGACAGGCAGACCATTCAATGAAATGGTTAAAAATATCAGAGGACAAATCAATGGTGTTTATCAAAGATCAAATGAAACAGCTATCAATAGACTTGTAGATTACATAGACAAAAACAGATATTCAGATGATGCTTCTACTATTGCAAGAGTAAAAAGTGCAAGAGAAATATTACATACAAAATATGCTTCAGATATTCTAGGCAACAATATGCGTAGATATGCAGGACAAATTGCACATGATAGTTTGATGCAATTTGATGGACAGTTTACTATTTATAAAGGTAAAGAAGCAGGAATAACAAAGTTTCAGTATGTAGGAACTAATATCACTACTACCAGACCATTTTGTAGAAACAATCTAAATAAAGTTTTTACAGAGGAAGAAGCAAGGAGTTTGTGGTCTAGTACATCATGGAATGGTAAGTCTGGAACTGATCCATTTGTAAACAGAGGTGGGTATAGATGTAGGCACAGCTTTATTCTGTTTGATGATGATTGGGATAAATTTGTTGAATAATCTATAATTATTTTATACATCTTAAATAATAATAAGGAGAACTATTATGTCTGACGAGAACAAAACGGAAACAGTACAGGAAGAAACAAAACAAGAAGAAGTAGTAGAAGAAGTAAAAGAAACAAAAGAGTCAAAAGAAGATAGCCAAGCAATCATTGATAAAACAATCAAAGACAGACTTCACAGACAAAAGAGAAGAACACTAGAAGATTTGGGTGTATCTGATCTTGATGAGGCAAAAGAAATTATTGCTAGATCTAAAGAAGCTGAAGAAAAAAGAAAACTTGAAGCAGGTAAGTTTGAAGAAGTAAGGCAATCTTT